CGCTGGCGTCAGCAGCGCCCGTGAGGGTCATGGTGACGTCGTAGAACACCGACGGGTCGCTCGTGAGACCGAGAGCGTCCCACAGCTCCTTGCCCGAGTTGGCGATGGTGAACACCGCCGCCTCGTGCAGGACATCCGTGCCGTTGATGGCACCCGCGTTGAGCACCAGAGCCGACGCGAAGAAATCGGCATCCTGCACCGCGCCGCCGTCTTTGGCGGTGCGGTAGAGGCCGATATCGGCGGCGGTCGTGGTGCCGATGTCCGGGGCGTAGATACGGAGGTCGGTGACCACCGCGTTCGACGGGACCCGGAACATCCGGTAGGTCGAGGCGACCGAGTCGGCGCTGACGATCTCGACCGTTGCGACCTTGGTGCGCTCGAACCCACCGTCCACGCGGGGGTTGTTGAGCACAGCAGGGACCGCGTCAGCGTTGGTGACGAGGGAGGACTTGCGAGCTTCGACTGCCATGGTGGGTTACTCCCTTACTCTGCGCACAGGATGTCGACGACCTTCTTCTCCTCGGTGCGCGTGGCACCGAAGGTTCCCATCAGGTACACCTGGAAGGGATGCGAAGACAGGTCACGACGCTGCGTGACGTTGGACTGGATGTCGTTCCACATGCCGAGGTGGACGCCCGACGGCACCCAGACGGGGCAGCGGCGGTGCGACGTACCAGCGGCGACGGGAAGACGCTCGGTGTGGATGAAGTTGATCCCGAGGAAGCGGGTCACCTTGCCGTCCTGCAGCACCGGAGCATCGGTGTTGAAGTCGGCGTTCGTGACCTGCAGCTGACCGAGGAGGTCGTCGTGCTGCTCGGCGCTGATGGCGCAGTAGGCGGGCTCGGCATCGAGGTCCACCTCGTTCTCCATCAGGATGCGACGCGCTTCACGCAGCTTGTCCACCGTGAGACCCACGTTGCCAGCGGCAGCGTAGTTCACGACCACGCGCTGGTTGGTGGTGTCGAACGCGGTGTTCGTGCCACCGGCCTCGCCGGTCTTGTTGTCGCCGAAGATGCCCGAGATGATGACGTCGTCGATCGCGCGGCCCATCGCGTACAGGCCGTTCTGCGAGTAGGCAGACTGCGGGTCGGCGAGGAGACGGAGCTTGTCGAAGTTGTCGATCAGGTCGGCCCAGTCGTAGTCCTCGGGGAACACCCACCGACGGTTGTTCGGGGTGTTGACCGGGACGATCGGCTGGTAGCGGGTCGAGACGGCGCGGGCGCTGGTGGCACCGTACTGCGTCACGACCTCGGAAGCCTTGCCCTTGTACGAGCCAGTCTGCACCGCCTGGCGCAGCTTGGAGCCCTTCTGCTGCAGGAGCAGCGAGATGTTCGTGCCGTACTGAACGGCATAAACGGATGCGATGTTGTCGGCCATGATAGCCCTCCAGAAAACATGAAATGACGATGTTCTCGGATGGCTTGTCCGTTACCGGGGCCGAACCCTTGCCCGTTCCGCTCGGGCCGAGCGACCGTCTTTCCGGCTGTCAGCGGGGCCTCGCGGCTTACCCGGCCTCCGGTAAAAAGCCGGGAGGTTTGACCCTCCCGGCAAGACACACAGAGGAAGACACGGGGAGATGGTACTGCGACCATCTGACGGATGCAACTACTCGTCCGTCAGCCCCGGATTCGCCATCTGGTTCAGCGCCATCATCTCGTCGATGGCACCCTGACGGACACGCGAGTCCTGGTGCATGTAGCGCCCCATGAACTCCTTGTCGGCGAACAGCGAGGCCACCTTGTTCTTGGCCTGCGCCGGGGTCAGCGCACCGCCCGTCGGGGCATCGCTGCCCACGAAGTCAGCCTCGCCGAACTTGGCACCGATGGCGTGGAACAGCTTCATCACCTTGGCGGTGCCGATTGCACGCTCGAGCGAGTCGAAGGTCGCCTCATCGAGCCCCGCCTCCTTGCCGAACTTGAGGACGGCACGCTTGGCGAGCTCCTCGTTCTGCGCAGCCGCCGCGCCCCACTCGCCCTTGAGCGCCGCGTACTCGGCCTCGGACTGCCTGGAGAACGCCTCGTCTGCCGCCTCGATGCGCGAGGTCGAGGCCTTGTTCCACCACTCGGCGAGCCCCTTGGCCTGCTTCGTGGTCAGCCCGAGCTCGTGCAGCACCGGGGCCGCAGCCTGCGCGAACGAGCCGTCATCGCCATCCGGCACCGGCAACTCGTACTTGTCGGCGCTCTCCGGGCGACCGAGCCGGTTGTACACCGCGCTCCAGCCGTCGGCGTCATCGTCCGACTTGGGGGCGAGAATGGTGCGTCCGGCCTTGTCAGCGCCGAACACCTTCTCGAGGTTCTGATAGGACAGGAGCGCGTCAGCCGGTCCCTTCCACCCCTTCGCCTTGACCAGCTCGCCGAGCTGACCAGTCGTGGCGGGGTCGAGACCTTCCGGCGCGTACCACACGGGAGCCGCTGCCGGAGCAGTCGGGTTGCCTGCGGGTGCAGACCCTTGATCGTCACTCATCACGGAAATCCTCTTGCAGATTGGTCAAGGTTCGTTCGTCCAGGTGCAGCGCCTCGACAATCATCTGCACCGTCTCCTGCCGGCCAACCATCCGGCCAACTTGGAACATGTCCGCCTGCGAACCGGGGGCGGCAGGGGGCTTCCCGAGCCTCGCGAACCGCTTCAGGTGCGCGACCACTATCCGGCCATCGTCTGACAGTTCGTTGCTCTGGGGGTTGAGGAACAGCCGCTTGTAGGCGCGGCTCCTCCACAGGATCTGACGGATACGCGCCAGCATGTGATTCATGTGCGATTGTCGTCCTGCCGGAAGGCCTTGCCACCGCAGCCGGGGGCCTCAGTGTACCACCCGTGATGCACCGCGTGAGAGCACCAGACCCGCTCCTGCTTCTGGGTGATGCCAGCCGCCCACCAGCAGAGGCGGCAGAGCAGGGTCGATGATGGATTCCGGTCCGTGGTATCGCTCACACGGCCTCGCCACGGAACCACGCCTTGCCACCGTCCACCACCACGATCTCGGGCGGCAGCAGCCGACCCTCGCGGAAGGTCAGGACGGCGAAGCCCGACGCCCAGTTGACCGGCCCCGCCTCGACGTAGGTGAACTGCGGACCGGTGATGTCGGCCATGGTGCCGGTGTCTACGCCGTATCTACGGCCCCGGTAGTCGGCCCATGGGGTCACCTTCAACTGGTGGAGGTGGCCGTGGACGTAGGACACGCCAGCCTTGAGGGTCGAGTTATAGGCGGCATGGATGCCACCGTTCACCGGGCGGTGCCGGATGCAGACCCACCCGTCGGTGCGGGCGTTCAAGTGCAGCGCCCATCCAGCCCGCCAGCGGGGCAGGAAGTCGAGCAGGGTCGAGCCCGGCATCCCTTCGACCTCCGAGACGCGACCGGATAGGTAGTTCTCGAAGCGGGCGTCGTGGTTGCCGATGGTGCGCACGAGCTTGGCCGAGCCTGCCGCTCGCTCGATCTCGGCGCAGCGGTCTTGGACGGTATGGATCTCGTCCTTCAGCTGCGGCTGCTGCTCCCACATTATGCGCGGGTGTCTCGAGATGCGAGCGCCGTCGAGGATGTCGCCGTTGAGCACGATTATGCGAGGTTTTAGCGATTTAGCGAGGCGGCAGAAGGCCTCATGCGCGACGGTGACGATGCCGGGCCAGTAGTGGCAGTCGGAGGCCACGAGCACCACGCCGTCCTCGAGCGTGTCGTGCATCTCGCCTTCGTACTTCTCGGCCCGCTCAACGGCGAGGGCGTTGGCGCGGCGTCCGGCTGCGCTTCGGTCGCTTGCGCCGCGAATGGGAGTGATGGATTCCAGCGCCATGCCGTACTTCGACTCCATCGACCGGCGGCGGCTGTAGACGCTGCGCAGGTTGATGTTGAGCGCCTTGGCGACGAGCGGGGCCTTCTTCAGGCGCTGCCACGCGGCGATGAACTCTTGGTCCGATGCGGTCAGCGGCACGGCTTGGCTCCCGAGTCGAAGGTGGTCAGGGACTGGTGCAACAGGCTCGCCAAGTTGTCCACGAAGACCTCATCGTGTGTCAGGGGATGGTTCATCTCGTCGAGCAGGGCATGCGCCCACTCGTGACAGAATGTCTGCTGCAGCTCGGTGTCGCCCTGATCGCCGCGCAGGTCGATGCGGTGGCGGGTCGGGTCGTACATCCCGACGGTGTCCATCGGGTGCGGCCAGCGGGTGCGAGGGATGATGCGCACGGCCAGTTGGTGACCGTGCATCTGGAACCGGCGCGGTATCTGCAGCCGGACGTGGCGGTTCATCTCAGCCAGTCCTGGAGCTCGGCGAGCCGGGTCGCGTCTCGCTCGCAGGCGGCGAGGTGGGCGGCAATAGCCTCTCCAACCTCTCCCGCGTCGCCGGACTCTCCGGTGGCGTCATCAGGGACGGGGGCGGCGGGACAGGCTCCGGGCAGACCAGAGGCGGCGTTACGCAGCCGCCGAGCAAGGTCGCGACCACGCCGATCGGCAGCACCCAACTTCGATTGCAGGTCACGCTCTACCCCCTCTCTGCGCAGAACATCGGCACGATGCTTCTCGTACTGCGCGACGATGACCGCTGTGGACTCCTGCCGGACCTTCGCCATGGCAGCAGACCACTCGGCCTCGGTGACCGCCGAACCGGCCTTATAGCCAGCCCGGTACGCATGCGAGAACCCAAACCACCCGGCAGCGAGTAGGGCGACGGCAACCGCCGCCCAGACCTTCACGCCTGCGGCTCGACCTTGCGCTTCGAGTACACCGACCAGATGGCAGCGGCGATCGTGGCAGCAGCGCCACCCACCGCAGCGATGGTCTCGGCATCCGCGAAGCCCTTGCCCACCAGATAGCCACCGATGGCGGCAATGACAGCACGGACAATGCCAGCAACTTGTTCAGCAGTCATGGTTCACCTCTCTCTGTGAATACGCTTAGTTGACGGATAACCGGACAGATTTCGCGTGAGGATGTTGGAAATGGGGGAATTCGCGGAACCGCTTCCACCGGCCCGCCCACTCGAGGCCCGCCGCCTCGCCGAGTTTCCCGACCTGCTGCCAGACCGGGGCGGTCGCAGACCAGACCGGCTTGCCGCTCACCATCGGGACGACGTCCACGGCCAGACTCGCAGGCTTCCCGTTGAAGCGGAAGTTGTGCATCGACTGGCCGGGCTTGGCGTTCGTCACCCGGGGGCCGGGACGGGTGCGCCCCTGAACGTAGAGCCGCGCCTGCTCCTCGTCGCTGCGATAGGTGCAGGTCACGAGCAGGTCGATACCCTCACGCGCACACGCCTTCAGGAACGCATCCACGAGCGGACGCATCAGCGGGTGCAGGTCTTCGAGACGGCGGCTGCTCACTTGAAGAAGACGATGGTCGCCAGAATCCCGGCCATGCCGGTGAGCAGGGCAAGGGCGATCTTGATGAGCAGATGCTGGATGGTGTCCACGCGCTTGTTCATGTCGATACGGCTCGACGCGATGGTCGTGCGCAGCTCGATGTGGTCATCACGCAGGCGGCTGTACCGCTCGGCGCACACGTCCTCGTGCGAGCGAAGACGGCCCTCCACCTCACGCAGCCTCGCGGGCCAGTCGCTGGGATTCGTCGTCAAGGTCGGGTCCTCGAAAGTCATGGTCACAAGACCTCACGCCGGGGCGCAGAGGCCGCGATCTGCTCGGCCTTCGCGAACCGCTCCGCAGCCTGACCCGCGACCGGAGCAGCGGCGAGCAGCGACTGCATCTGCGCGGCTTCCTGCTCGGCCATGTCCATGGCCTCGAGCTCCTCGTCCGAACGCAGCGCCTTGGCCGGGACGTTGTTCGCCTCGGCGATGACCTTCACCGCTTGGTCGGCGTTGATGCGACGCAGGACCTTCATGTCGCCCGACGCCTGCGCCACCGGCAGGATGGCCTCGATGGTGCGCAGGATGCCTGCAGCCTCCTCGGCACGCATCAGGCGGGCAAGCGGCCCGGTGTACTTGGGCAGAATCTCGCCGCCCGACATGACGTAGTCGAGCAGCTGCGGCGGCGGCTCAGGCAACCCACCCGACGCCGAGAGCAGGTCCAACTCGCGCTCGATGATGGGACCGATGAACTCCGACTGCTGCCGACCCATCGTGGGGCCAAGGAGCGCACCCTTCTCCTGGGCTCGCTGCATCACCTCGGTCGCCGTCATCACGCGGGGGCTCTCGACCAGAATCTGGAACAGCGTCACGAGGAACGAGTCGTTCACCGCCTTGCGCTTCTGGTCGGACATCTCCATGCCGATCGGCAGGTTGCCGCCCGTCATGAGCGGCTGAACCAGCGGCGTCCCGTCCTCGCGGAGGTACCCGTAGTTCAGGGCATTGGGGCGCACCGAGAAGGCATTAAGGGCCCCCTCCTCGGAGAGGATGAGCGGCGGGTCGACCATGCGGTGCGCCATCCGAAGCATGGTCTTTTCCATCTCCTGCAGGGACTTGATGTCGGCCAGGGCCTCCATCGCAGGGGACCGCCCATAAATCTCACGCGGGCCGGTCACATACCGACCCACCGCATACGGCATCGAGCGATAGCCCGATTCGGCGAGCAGCGCGTCACCCTCACGGGCGACGTACCGCGACATGTACTGCATCCCCTCCGCGCCTGCCTTGCCCGCCTTGTACCCGTCGTTCGGCTTGACGCAGTGGACGAACTCGAACAGGTCGTTGGCCCGGGCGTTGTCCGCAGACTTGATGCCACGCGGGAGATTGTCAGCCCAGCCCGGGACCTGCATCGCCTGCCGCGCCGTCAGCTGGAAGCAGCGGTACACCGTGTCCACGCGCCCCGTGTGGTCGAGGTCGATGACGATCTCGGAGAGCGGGATGGCGCGGTACCGCAGCGTCACGCCGGGGATCTCGTCGATGAACAGCGCCGAGGTGCCGAACGCCCCGAGGCTCATGTAGCACTCGAAGGCCTGCGAGGCGAAGTTGGCCGTCGGGGCGTACCGCTGCCGGAACAGGATGTCGCGCAGGGAGTCGCACCAGCGCTGCACCATCACGTTCTCGTCGAGCTCGGGGATGCCGGTGTGCAGGCCGTGCCACATCTGCGTGGCCGGGGTCAGCATCGAGTCCATGGCAGCGGCGAAGCGGGGGAGCGCACGCTGTGCGGTCGAGTCGAATATCTTCTCCGACCGCTTCTCGCCCGGGGTGCGCTGGCCGGTCATCTCGGCCATCGACGGCCAGACGCGCTCGGCTACCTCCTGCCAGTGCGACTCCCAAGTGCCACGAGCGCCCTTGAGCCGGTCGTAGCCTTGCAGCACGTCCTGGGCGCGGGAGTCCATCTAGGTCAGTACCCGGAGTCAGCGATACGCAGAACCTGAGCGTAGACGGCAGTTGCCGTCGCCACCGCTGCGCGAATCTCACCCGGCCCGAGCTCGAAGGTGCCGCGACCGTTCGCCGTGAGCGTCGTCGCAGTAGACACCGCGATGGCCGTGCCGTTCGGGCCCTTGCATTGGAGCGTCACGCTGCCGCCGCCGAAGGTCGCCTCCGCTCGGAAGTCACCACGACCACCGGGCCAAGGGAACCAGTTGCCCGTTGCACTGGCATTGGAGAGCAGGGTGTATGCCGTCTTCATGGATTACCTCAAGCCGCTACGGCTTTGATGACTGCGAACGTGATGACAGGCGTATCGGTACCGGCTGATGGGACCGTGCCGTTGTCGATGTTGCCGACCGAGATGGTGCATTGACCGGCGCTGACCGCGACCACCTGGACGTTGTAGTACTTGGCCGTTCCAGCCGTCAGGCCGGATTTGATGCTCGTCACCACAACGTCACCGGCCTCGATGGCGCTGTTCGTCAGCACGAACTGGTCAGCCTCGTGACCGGAGATTGACGCCGCAAAGAGCGTGATCTGCCCGCAGATGGCATTCAGCGTCACCCCGGTCGTGCGTGAAGTTGCTTGCGTGACCACTCCACCCGCGCCGGTCGCGTACCCCACGCCGCCAGAGGCCGAAGTCGAGCGGATGGAACTCGCCGCCGTTACCGCACCGGCCTTGGTCACTTGGAACCGCGCAGCACCGCCCACCAGCAGGTTGAGCAGCATCGACCCTGCGGCACTGGCCGTGTCGGTCACATCCATCTTGATGGCCGAGAAGGTCGTTGCGACGTTGTTCCAGACCGCCACCATGTCGGCCACCGCGCCGCCAGCCAGCGCCTTGGCCGTGATCTTCTTCGTCTCCGACGAGCCGGTGTCAACGATGGCGAGGACGTCCGCAGCCGAGTCGAGGTCGGTCTGCGCCAGCGAGTTGAACTGGCTGATCTTCTTCGTCGCCATTACATGCCGCCGCCAAGCAGCCTCGTGGTGCCGACACCGCCCTGCGCCCGGGTCTCAGGCGTGGACATCATCGTCGCAGCACGACCGCGCCGACGGCGCATCCGGCCAGACTCGATCTCGCGCTGCTTCGCCATGTCGGTTTCAGGGGCAGGCGGGGGCGGTTCGATTTTGGGCATCTTGGGCTTGAACAGGCCGGACATAACGCACCTCGCGGTCGATGTTGGCGCGAGTCTAGCCCAACACCGAGTAATCTGCTACCGCCACCCCCGGGCCACCCCGGCGCACCGTCCCTCGGAACGGCCGCCGACCCTTGGCTAGGTACCGCAGGGCGTCAGCGTAGTGGCTCGTCCAGTCATGCAGCGGGCGGTCCTTGAACCGCTGCAGCCGCTCGTCGTACTCGCGACGGTACTGCCGGATGGCATCCATGGCACGGGTCATGCGAGCCGCCGCCTCGTCCGCTGTCTCGCCGGGGAACGGGTCAGGCCGCTTGTTCCACTCGACCACCGGCAGCATCTGGCGCACCGCCTGGATGCCATCGTCCACCGAGTCGGCCTCGAGCACCCGGGGGTTGAGGCCGTACCCTGCCGCTGTCTGCAGCCGGGACTTGCCCGAGCCCCACTCCTTCACCGCGCCATCGTGCGGCCAGATGTGGTCGGCGTAGACGTAGTCCATGGCGAGGAGCTTCTTCGCGTACCAGTCGAGCCCGACGCCGGAGCCCTCGAGCACGTTGATGATGCGCACCTTCTGGCCAATGATCTGGTAGAACCAGACCACCGTCGAGTCGCCGATGCCGATGTCCCACGCCGTCCCGACCGGCTGGCCGATGACGTGCGGGAACTCGTCCACTCTGCCGCCCTGCTCGGCCTTGAGGACGGCATCGCCGTAGTACGCGCCGGGGATGTCGGCGTCGAAGTCGCAGTAGTACTCCTGCCGGATGATGGCCTCGGCTTCCTTGTCGCCGCGCTCGACCCGCAGCTCCTTACGCTCGCGATCGATGGTCGCCTTCGGGATGGCCTTCGTGTCCTCGACCGTCAGCACCTGACCGAACCACGCCGGGTCCTTGCGGGCGTAGTCCACCAGACGGGCAAAGTGATTGCGCCCACGCGGGGTCGAGATGAATATCGCCCAGCCGTTGTTTTCGGCAAGGATGGGACGCAGGAACGCCCACGCATTCGGGTCGGCGAGGGCGTACTCGGAGAACACGACGCCCATGGGCGGCGAGCCGATCAGGCTGTTGTAGTTGTCCGACCCCACGACCTGCCACGTCGAGCCGTTCTTGAACCGGATGAACATGTCCTGCTCGCGGGTCGTCTCGCGCAGCTCGAGCGGGAAGGCAGCATCGATGCGCCGCCGCCCGGTGTGCGGGTCCACCGCGTCCCAGATGGCCTTCCTCGACTGGTTCGCCTGGGGGAGCATGTGCCAGATACCGCCTACCCGCGTCATGGCAGACACAGCCGCCCAGTGCAGGGAGATGTCGTCCTTGCCGGAACGGCGGTGCCACGCCAGCGCGAGACGCTTGCAGCCCTTCTCCAGAGCGCCCCACGCCTCCAACTGGTAGGGGCGGGGGGACCAGCCGTTAGCCGGAAGGCTTATCGGCATCGGTGAACCGCACGACATTGACGGTCAGGCCTACCTCGCCCTTGTGCTCGAGGTCGAGCTTGTCGCCGTAGCGCTTGGGCAGGAACTTGGAGGCAAACCACTTGCGGGCGTCGAGCTCGACCCGGGCCTGCTGGGCGTCGATGACCCCGTTCCGCATGTCCTCGATGACCTGCTCGGCCTTCTCGACCTGATCCTGAGCGAGGGCTTCCAATGCGCGCGCGTAACTGTCACCAGCCGTGACCTT